ACAAGTGCGGCAGTGATTGATATAGACGAGGCTGAGTCGGCGGACGAAATACTGTCCGCCCTTACTTTTCTTATTTCAGAAATGGGCGGCTACCCCGCCCTTTTGCTTGAACAATACCAGCATGGAGTGAGGAGGATGTGTTCATGCAAATAGATTTTAAGATTAGCAGTCAGGTTGTAGCAAGCCTGACATCAATGAGGGACCAAACCTTTAACGCTTACAACGATAGTATAAATGCTTTGGAGAAGGCTGGTACCGTTGAGGAGTTCATGCGTATCAAACGTGACTTGTTAAAGAAGCTAGTCAGGAAGTTGCCTTTAGGAGCATCAACGTGTTACTTCTGCAGGAAGTATGAAATGAGTTGTTATGCGTGTGAGTACGGGAAGGTACATGGTAAGTGTGTGAAGGGGAATCGTGCATCTGGTGAGATAGGGATAATCTACCACGCTAGGGACATCTTACATAAAACATTAGATTGTTATTACTCCAGCGAGGAGTACGACACACCACTTACTGACGAGGAGATCATTATGGCGAACATAGCTTAATGCCCTGCGTTCCGCCCATTCAAGTAGTGGGCGGGCTGGAGTGCATTAATGGAGGGAGGTGAAACTTATGCCCCAAAAATGGGTCGAGCCTCAAGTATTTATGGAATACCGAGGCGTAAAGGTTTACTACCTTTACAAGGATAACGACTGGGAAAGGCCGTTGGATGACATGTTCACGCTCTCAAGTGATGATAACGAGCATCATCCAGACATGGAGTTTACCATGTGTGAACTCCCTACCTATGACCTCCCCACGGAGGCGAATCATCTGGTGATACGTCGGGCGATTGATGAAGGGCTGCTTGACGCACAGATTAAGAGTGCGGGGCAAGAACTAACTCCCCTAATAACAGAGGATCAGTTAGCAAGGATTCTGGTGGATGTTATTGTGGAGGGTATAGGCTACACATTCGCTGGGCGTGTGTTGTCCTCTGACGTACACACGTTTGCTAAAGAAGGCATACCAATTCCGGGAGTAGTGTTGATGGATAGGGAAGGACACAAATATTTTCTAACGGTATCAAGCCGTGACACATTCAAAAGAATGAAAGGAGTATGACTGTGAGTATTCAGTTGTTATTTAGTGAGGACATCCAAGAAAAACGTCAAGCACTCAGCGGAGTGAGTGCAAAGCCAAAGAAGAACCCTAAAAAGATTGTAATGTCGGAGAGATTCGACCGCCGCAAGAAAGGGATGCAGGACTTCAGAACAAGTCCTGCTTCTGCTTTTAATGTGGCGGATTTGAGCGAGCAGGACGCTGTTCAGAAAGGAATGTGGAGCGTTTGGTGGTGGTGCTTATCGAGGGGGGCGATGTAGTTGTTTAACACCACACTTAATAAGGCTCAAGTAGTACGGTTGAGGACAATGTGCGAAAGGTGTGGGTACAGCCTAGAGAAAGAGGGGCAAACGTGGGTTGTTGTTAAAGGGAATGGAACGTGTCATTCCGTGTATGTTACGGACGACGTGCGACACGTTTTCCCAAGGACAACAACGTCATGGATATTACATGGTGAAAACATGAAATAAGAAAAGGAGAAATGAACATGGTTAAAAAATCGACTGAAATAATTTTTCGCGAGGGAATTGAATTGTTGTATCAGGCGTTGGTTGCTATTGAACATGAGCATGGTTCAAGCGCCGCAATCGGGTGTTGGTGTTTTGTGAACGGTGTCCTGTGGAAAGGCGCTGTTGAGAACATGCTGCCCAATGAGTTGGCAGAGGCGTTGGCCCTTCTGCAAGAGGGCTTGGAACTGGCGGGCATAACTGCCAGCATTTCATACAACAAAGAGGAGGTGTGCTAATGAACGTAACTCATGCTGATTTGATTGGTGCAAAGGACTTAATTGCTAGTGCAATGAATGAAGCCCTCCAGAAGTACGACTTCGGCGGGATGCTGGGCGGGTACTTCGCTATCTCAGCAAACTTCTGGAAGGCTAATGTGGAAACATTCTCTCCAGAGGAGGTTCGCGGTATGTTAGGGCTACTCGCCAAAGGCTTGGCGCTGTCTGGTATCAAGGCCACTTTTGAGTACGGTGTTGAAGGAGAAGAAACCGAGGAGGTGGGCTAGTGGACTTCGATTTCGATAAGGATAATGCAAAATCAGCGGTATTCATGTTGCGCACGCTACTAGGAGTCATTGAGGACACGATGGGTCCTGTAATAGCCTGTTGTGCGTTGGTTACAGTGTTCGGGACCGCAGTAGAGCGTATGTATGACTGTGATCCTGCACTGGCAGATGTGACAATGAAAACACTGTGTAAGGGACTGGCGGATGCGGGATTCTAGCTAGTCGTTTAAGTTTAATAAGTAGTTAGTTAACTCACATGCGGAGGCCCTGGTGAAAGCCAGGGCTTCTGGCATTTTAAAAATTACAAGGAGGTAGATTTCATGGAAAGTGAATTTAGTTTTGAACAGGAGGCGTCATTCGACGCCATGTATAGGATTTTTGATTGTTGGTCGGGTCTGCCCTACACTGCCACAGGCCGTAACCGTTTCGAGTCTGCATGGCGTGAAGCTAAGTCCAAGTTCCTGGAATTGTTAGGGCCAACTGGCCGGATAACATTGACAGGAACGACTGAAGTTACGAGGCACGATGGCAGTATAGTCCTGGAAACTACCCGCACTTGGTTGAATAAAAAATATGAAGAACTTCCTGGTACTAGGGACATTGATGCGATACGTGCAAAGGATTTAATCGAGACGTTGATTTATGGAGGCGGTCCGTACTTAGCGATTACTCCTATGGAAGTGGCTGAGAACCGCCTACTTGAACCACGTGATGACTTCCGTGAGGGGCGTCGTGGTAAGAGTATTCAGAAAGGCACCAAGCTGGGTGGTTTCGTGAGGATGGCAGCTGAGTATCATGGTTACAACGAGGCTGTTGCGGACTTGGCTATTCAAGCGTTAAGTATAGCTACCTCGGCCTTGAAGAACCGTAACTATACTGTTGTCCTTAGCGTCAACCCACTGGACATGCTCCTGGTGAGTGAGCATACCACAGGTTGGCGGTCCTGCCACGCCGCAGGCAACGGTGAGTGGGCAACAGGGCCGTTGTCATACATGCTTGACGACGTAACAGCAGTGGCATACGCCTATGAGACACATAGGGAGATGAAAGCATGTGGAGAGAACCTGCCTCAGAAAGTTTGGAGACAGATGGTTTACTTTGACTTTGGACATAGAAGCGCCCTCATGTCAAGGGAGTATCCACAAGAGAAGCCTGGTCTAGCGCACTTGGCACGCAAGCTGTCGGCGATCCTGTTGGCAAAGGCCGATGGAGTTGAGATAGAAGAGGGAGATTCACCTCACTGGTTGATAAAGGCAGTGAACGGTGCAGGTTGCATGGTACGAGGCGATGAGGGCGATGACGATGAGTATAATTCATATCGTGTTGGAACCAGTTATTCATATAACAAATGTGGGCAATGGCACTACACCGATGCACCAACGTGCAGAGTACGCCTACAAAATGGTACTGCTCCTAGAATTGACGTCGGTGTTGAAGAGATCGTATGCCCGCTGTGCGGTGCAGAGCGTGACGATTGTATAGGAGGTTCCTGCACATCACTGTTCTGCCCAGACTGCTTCGCATCAGGGACGCCATGCTACGAGTGTGGGCATCCAATAAGTGATGGTGACATTTACTGGGTTGATGGCGATGCGTATTGTTATGAGTGCTTCCATGATAATTACTACTATTGCTCCCGATGTAATGCGATTGTGTTTAATGACGATGAAAACACAGGCGCTGATGGGGGATTGTATTGTGATAGTTGTTATAGTGATTTGTTCGACGAGTGCTGCGAGTGCTACTCGACAATTTACCTAGACGACGCCCAGCGTGATACATATGACAATGTTTACTGCCCAAGGTGCTTTGAGGAACATACGTGTGAGTGCAGTGAGTGCGGTGAAGTTTATCCTAATAATGAAACTCAACATGAGGTGTTGGATGGTAAGGAGGGTACTGTCAATGTTTGTAGGAATTGCTTTACTGGTGCAGATGTTGTAAGGCATTGTAGTAGTTGTAATGAGTATTTCCTGGTTGATGCTATGTATGATGTTGAGTTGTGCACTAATTGCCATGAGATATTAGTTGAAGAGGAGGCCGAAGCTGAATGTATAGCTTAAATGATAAATGGGTTTTCCAGCTTGGTGTACAGGAGCTTGCAGTTGAGTTGTACAGGGAGCTGTGCGCTCATGGCTACAACAAGATCACGTCAGGTAAGGAGTTCATGTATGCGTCTGGTAGGATTCCTATTCTTCTGATTGCTCACGTTGACACGGTGCATAGGGAATTACCCAAGGATTTATTCTATGATGAAGCTCAGGGAGTGTTGTGGTCGCCGCAAGGGGTAGGTGCCGACGATAGGGCTGGAGTGCTGGCGATACTTGAAATACTGAGGCGTGGTTACAAGCCGCATATCCTCTTCACTGACGGTGAAGAAGTAGGATGTACCGGAGTGCGTGAAGCAGTAAACAAGCTGAAAGACCCAGGCATACGGTACGTCGTGGAGTTAGACCGTACGGGATTTGGTGAGGCAGTGTTCTACGATTGTGAGAACCCAGTGTTCACGCAGTACGTCCTCGACTTCGGCTTCAAGGAACACTTCGGTACGTTCACTGACATCACGACGCTGTGCCCTCGGTGGAAGGTAGCAGGAGTAAACCTATCATGTGGGTATTACGAGGCACATACCACAAGGGAATACCTGCGCATACCAGAGTTGAAGTACACCGTGGACTGCCTTGAAAAGATGTTGCAGAATCCTCCGAAGAAAAGGTTTAGATACATGTATGCAAAGACAGTAAGTGTGGCATATGGTTATAACTGGTGGGACCGTGACAACTTCAACACGGACTGGAGGAGTCTATACGGCGGTGGTAGTGGTACATCAACTGCACGTTTTGGGACAGCGGCTGATGAGTTCCTGATGTATGTGGATGCCTTTGAATTAGCAACTATGTATGGCGGATCAACATCCTATTGGGACAACTGGTTGGAGGAGCACCACAGTGAATTGTTAAAACGCACAGAAGAGTCCCTGTGGAATCTGGTTGATATATATGCAACGGGCGGTGCAACTTGCCCTGAAGAAGTGGAAGAAGGTAGCGTGAGTCCAGTTTAAGGAGGGAATAAGATGTGGAACAGGTTACGTCTAAGGAAGTGGACACTTATAGCGAAGGGAGGTTGTATCAGATGATGAACTTCTGTTCAGTGAAGGAAGCAGCACAGATGCTCGGTGTAGGGCTGAGTTTCATATATGAAAGAGTGCGGTGCGGTGCGATTAAGTCAGTGCGGTTTGGTAGAGTAATTCGGATTCCTGTTGACGAGATAGAGCGCATGTGCAAGGAAGGTGTTGCGTAGTGCCAACCTACTACAAGAAGAAGGATGGGACATACTGGTTCAGATACAACGCGCCAAGGCACCCTGGTGGTAAACGCAACCAACCAAGGATGTACGGCGGTAAGAATATGAAGGAGGCCAGAGCAACATTCGCCAGGTTACTCCTCGACATGCAACAAGGAACATACACGGAGCCGAGCAAACTAATGCTCGGTTCCTTTTTGGGGGAGTGGTTAGCTGCCCGAAGACCTAACATAGCGCCGAGGACATACGACGCATACGCCAACAACGTGCGGAATCACATAGTGCCAGCTCTTGGTGATACGTTGATAAGGAATTTAAGCCCATTGCAGATACAGACATTCTACACAAATATGTTGAAGGAACTCGAACCTTCAACAGTTCTGCAGATACACAGGGCTTTATCCAGTGCGTTAAGATACGCACTAAAGTTGGGGCACATTGTGATTAATCCGATAGACCGAGTAACTCCCCCACGTCCAGCCAGGAGAATCAGGTACGTGTTATCGGACGATGATGAGGAAATGATTCTCAAGCGTTTTAGTAAGTCAAGAGTGATGTACTTACCTGTGGCCATAGCACTTGATACAGGGATGCGTATTGGTGAAGTGGCCGGACTGCAATGGCAGGACGTGGACCTCGTAGAAGGATACATCCACGTGCGCCAGACCTATGGTTATACAAGTGAGCACGGGTACTGTGCTAGTGTGCCTAAGAGCCGCAACAGCGTCAGGCACATAGCTATTCCAAAAAGGCTGCACGCCACGTTGAGTAGTTTCCGAGAACGTCGCCGCCCTGCGGGTGACGATTACGTGTGCATAAATATGAAAGGACGTCCGGTTAAGCCCACAGATGTATCAACAAGGTTCACTGTTGTAATGCGTGAGTTGGGTTTGGATGTGAAGTTCCACGGCCTCCGGCACTCGCACGCATCTAAGCTGTGTGCTAAGGGAGTTAGCCCAGCATTGGTAGCCGAGCGTTTGGGGGACGCAATACAAACAGTGATGAGTACATACGTGCATAACCCACATGGGTTGCAGAAGTACATGATTGATAAGTTAGATGAGGAGCGTGATTGATGATGACTAATAAGGAGTTTCGTTCTATTAAAACGCAGTATGGTGATGGAGTTTTTGCACAGATACGCTGGAGTATATGGGATTTAGAGGAAGTGTTTAACTATTACAATGTTAAGTTCACAAAAGAAAATGTGGAGAAGTTTTTGGCCACACGTGTTGCCAGAGGGATAGAGGATTATTCTGTAGAAGCAGGTTGGGATATACTGGATGATTTTGTTGGTAGTGCAGTACAGGATGGTGTTTTTGAGGAGCGTGATGATTGATGAGATATTATGGATGCCCCATGTGTGGAAGCGTTTATGAGGAGGCTGAATGGAACCAGAGAACTAGGGGACATTGTGGCCCCAGGATTACTGAGCTTAGTGAAGACTCTGGTGATACTGCATACTTCGTGTGCAGTAATCGTGATTGTAACCAGCACATCCGGGGACGTGATCTTATCAAGTACGGCCCGAATCGGCAACACTCCAATGAAAGGACATTACTACTGGAACAGTTTGATACAATGAAGAACTGTCAGAATTGTATCAACGTAAGAGGAGATAAAAGACATTGTAAGTTCAGAGATCATCGCCCCTATGAATGTTGGACTAATCCAGGGAATTTTGTGCACTGGGTAAATGACAAGATTGTTAACCCAAGACAACTCCACAATCTCACTGACGACGAACTACGTGAGGTAATTGAGAAAATGGGAGGTGTTGCTGTTGAAAAAGATGCCTGAGATACCTGTTTGGTACACACAGAGGGGACAGGGCATACCAATCAACCGCATGACTGATTCGCACTTGACTAACACAATAAACTATTTAGAGTCTATGCTTAGTCAAATGCCACCTGCAAACCCCAACGTGTGGGAACCTGCAAGGGAAAGTGTTGTTGAGTGGATAGCCAAACTGCGTGCCGAACGTACGCGCAGGTACGAACATAAATTTGCAATAACTGAGGAGGGTGATTGTTATAATAGATGAGTTAGTTAAGGCAATATCCCTGCAGAGTATCGGGTTGATGATTGTGTGTGCCGCATTTCTGTGGCACGTGGTGGGGCATAAATAATACTTACCCATTCACCCCAAAAAATAATCGAATGTGCCAAAAATGTGCCAATAATAGCAGACTGGCCCCTAGCTCATAACTAGGGGCCTTGTTGCTATTGAGGTTTGCATTTCAACCGATAAGTATTGTCAATACTATGTATTGAGGTACATGCAAAAAGCGTGCCAGGCGTTCATGCCATGAGACGCCTGGCTTTTACTTTGTGTGAGCTGTTGTCACTGCACATCATTCCCGCTATTCGCGGTGTCCTGTGTGCCAATTATGTGCCGATTTTCACCGAGTGCCAAGTTCGTGACGAATCTAATAGCGGCAAGGATCATGTTCTCATGGATGCCCGAACGACGTGCTGTTTCTATAGCGTCCATAAGAGTGTCATCATCCTGCAAAATTGGAGGACGAGTGCGTATGTAAACTGCTGATGCCAGCACACGTGCATGAGTGCCGACGTAGTAATGCACATCTTTCTTACCAGTGGCAGGTGTCAGTGCGATCCTACCGTCCTTTGTGATGCAATAGTAAAGGCCAACCTCACTATTCACTTCCGCAACCACAAGGCTACCTGAAGTCAAAGCGTTCAGGTTATCGTCCCACTTGGCAAACACTGTGGTACCAGAAGGGAGGTGGTACATATCCATATCCACAAAGTACGCTAGAGTGGCATCATCTTTGTCCGGTACCCATTCGGATAAGCCATCGTAGTTAACAACCGTAATTTTCTTAAGGATTCTACTAAGTTGCGGTTCTTGGTGTGATAATGTGTCTCGCCTTTTTTCAATCGCAGTAATTTTGTGTAGTATCTTTAGTGCGTCACGTAGTTTCTTAGCACGTTCGTTAACCGCGATTTCAGGATCATTCGCTTCCTCAATAAGTTTAGCGTACTCGTGTCTGTGTGTATTGAGTACTTCCTCAATAGTGTTAATTTCTTCTGCACCGCTAACATTAAAGTAATTCAGTGGGACATCGAAGTAGCTGGCTAGTAGATTCATGTTGTATAACTCAGGCTTTCTAAAACCAGATACCCACATTTGTAACGTGCTTGCATTTACACCGATGCGCCTAGCGAGTACCCTGCGTGACAGACCAGTAGCCTCTACTAATGCTGCTAACCGTGCGTAGTTAAAATCTTTGACACGTTCTGACATAATAATACCCCCATCAACAAAATTCGACATACGAAACGCACGTAAAACGCACCAACGGTAAACACTTGACGTGTGTACACTTAAAGTGTATACTATAATTAGAGGTGATTAATGCGTGCGTCCAAAACTGTTAGAATTAAGACAACTACTTAAGAAGTCACAAGAACAAATGGCGCGTGACATTGGGATTAGTACCTCACACTGGCGTCAGTTAGAGCTTGGTACACGTAATCCGTCACTTGGATTAGCTACTAAGATAGCAAAACTGGCTGACGCTACAGTTGACCAAATGTTCCCAGAAGAGTAATATCTAGCAATATCTATTTTACAGCATAACACATTCAGTGTCAACACAATGTGAAAGGGAGTGTTCGGCTTTATTCCTCTATTATCCCCAAAATGCGTGCATACTATAAAGTACCCTTACAGTTTGAGCGACTACCAAATAGAGGGCGTCCACTTCCTGGTGAACGCACAGCGTGCTATATTAGCAGATGATTTGGGGATGGGGAAAACAGCAACCGTAATAAGGGCATGTGCCGAAGTGGAAGCTAAGAACATCCTCGTAGTAGCAAAGAAATCTCTAATAACCAACTGGTTAAGTGAGATACGCAGATGGTCGCCACACGAAGTTGGTACCACATGGGCGGTCACTAACTACGAGCAAGTGGTAGCACATCTGGAGGATTACTTAGCATGCACATACGACGCCATTGTGGTAGACGAGGCTGCATACATACGCAACAGAAAGGCAAAGCGTTCCAAGGCTATTCACAGGTTAAGCCGTAAAACAAAATACATGTGGTTGGTGACAGGCACTCCAGTAGTGAGTGGGCCTTGGGATTTGTGGAGCCTTTTACGCGCGCTGTACCCAAGTAGGTACACCAGCTTCTGGCGGTTTGCTGACCAACACTTCCACCTTGATCGAGGGCGTTTTGGAATTGAGATAGGTGCTGTCAAAGACAGCGACGCACTCGCCAAAGAAGTAGCTCCTATAATGATCAGACGTACTAAGGAGTTGCTGAACCTTCCAGCGCTGAGTTTTGAGAACATATACATTGACCTTGGTAGTGCCCAGCGCAAACTCTATAAAACCCTCTGTGATGATTTAATGACACAGGTTGTTGGAGAGGATGGTTCATTAAACATTGTGGTAGTGCCCTCACTGTTGGCACTTATGACAAGGCTTCGGCAAGTAGTTTGTTCACCAGCTTTAGTGGGTGGTAAAGATGTGAGTTCTAAGACTGACGCTCTTATGGATTTGTTGGAGGAACTTACATGTACTCACAAGGTGCTGGTGTTTTCTGCATTTGCGGAGTACATAAAACTACTGGTCCCTAAGATGGCGTCGGCAGGTTATCATCCACAAGTCATCACCGGGAGCTGTTCCACTCAGCAACGTAACGATGCTATGTATGACTTCTGGAATGTTGATAAGTGCAGAGTACTGATTGGCACCACTGGTGCGATGGGAGAAGGACTGAACATGCAGAACGCTGACGTAGTTATATTTACGGACAGCGACTGGACTCCAGCGGCGAATGAACAGGCATATAGTAGAGCGTATAGACGAGGCCAGAAGAAGCCAGTGCATGTGATTAAACTTATCGCACGTGACACGGTTGATGAGTATGTGCAGCGTGTTATCGACAATAAGGAACGACTGGCGTCTGTGGTTACGCACGCGATGAGAAAAATTTATGAATCGAGGTGAAGTAATGGAGCTTCATGCTAGTCAGATTAGAGATTACAAAACTTGCCCGCGAATGTACAAATACAAGTATGTGGACAACATAGTACCACGTGTAGACAATCCCAAGCTATTCCTCGGACGAGGCGTGCACGCTGGGATTGCGGCGTATTACGAGGGCAAAGATCCCTTGAAAGCATTTGATGACTGGCTTGAAGGAGCTGCTAGTAAAATACCTGATGATGCAAGGCCAGCAGATGTGGAAAGCATCATTGAACCAGTCCGTTTAGGACGTAAGCTGGTTGGTGCATACGTTGACTTCGCACGTCAGAACGATGATTTTGAAGTAGTGGCTATTGAGCAGGACTTCCGAACGCCTGTGTGGTCAATGAATCCAGATACATGTGAGCTTGAAGTAGTGCCTGACGTATTCCACAGGGGGCGGTTGGACGGTGTAGTACGTGATAAGAATGGAAGGCTTTGGGTATTAGAGCATAAAACGTGTGCTCAGTTCACGAATCCAATACTGCTACAGAAGTCCGAGCAGACAGGCTACTACGTGCTGGCGTGTAAGCAGTTGTTTGATGAACCAGTTGTAGGTACTATCTACAATCTTATTAGGAAGGTTGATCCGGCAAAGGCACGCACAGATATGATTAGGCGTGAACTTGTACCTTGTAATGATTATGAAGTTGGTTCATACATTAACAGGTTGTACAACGCTTACAACCGCATAGTTACTGATGACATAATGGACCCCTCCTCTGGACAGCACTGCACTTGGATGTGCCCTTACAGAGTACTATGTACTGGTGAAGATGATGGGAGCGACGTAGCTTCTGTTGTTGATGAGCTGTTTATGGCGCGTACTCCTTATGAAGATGCTGACGAAGAGGAGGTAGCATAACAGTGACAAAGATATATGAATTTCCGAAGGCAGAAGATCGTGAAATTGTTGAAGGTGCAGTTGCTACATACATTACTACACCAGTAGACTTGCTGCGTGATCTTATGACGGAAGAAATTAGTAGAGTGTTGGAGAGGTACCACATAAGTAAGCTATTCCTGCGGGATTATGCGGTGCTTATGTGTGAAGACATAGTTATATTTGAGGCAATGACACCTGACGATGATGGTTCATGCCCAGCATGTGGAAGCAAGACATGCTCTAGGCGATTGCTTAATATCATCAACAATGTGGAACATTATGGATGCCACTGTGGGGCATTGTATTACAGAAAAAATATGAAAGTGGGGAATAGCATTTGAGTAAAGTAATCACACCAGTAAAGCCACCACATCCTAAGATACGGCGTGCTTCTGAAAGGATTACATTCTGCAAGTGCTTGATATACGGTGATTCGGGGGTCGGTAAAACCTATCTAGGGGCTACGGCCCCCGACGCACTCATAGTGCTTACAGAACCTGCAGTTGCAGATACTACACTTAACAGGGTAAGGATGGACCTGGGTATTGATCCTGGTGTTTGGGAGTTGGGTGATGGTGATGATCTTACAGCAGTTGTTGATTATATATCTAAAGGAGATCATCCTTACAAGACACTGGTGATTGATAGTTATACTGACGTGTTCCGGCGCGCACTGCGAAAGATATTAAATGATGCAGTATCTAAGCGGTCGTCACATGATGAGTTCGTTCCTGAGCAGGGTGACTGGTTCAGAGTGGCAGAGAAGATGCGTATGGAAATAAGGATGTTGCGTGATCTTCCAATAGATGTGGTACTTATAATGCTTGCATTTGACATACGTGGAGAGAGTAAGCGAGTACCTTACATCCAGCCCAAGAACCTGGCACTTGAAATGCCACAGTATTTCAACATGGTTGGGTACCTTGGAGCAGTTACTGAAGGAGGTGAACGAATCCGTAAATTGCTTGTTAGTCCTACTGATGACAGGCAGGCTAAGAACCCAGGTGGTATGTTGCCTGATATAATTGACAACCCCAACCTGAGTGAAATCTTCAAATTAATTAAACATGAGGAGGAAGAAAATATTGCCTGATTTACTATTCAATTATAATGCATCTGATGGGGAAGGTGCAGAGCCTCTACCGAAGGCTGTGTACCCTGCGGTTATTGACACCAGCAAATCAGAGGTTGGAGAGACAGACGCTGGCACTTACGTGACTATTAGTTTCATAATCTCTGAGCCTAATGAGTTTTCTGGTAGGCGCCTGACCGTGCGTTATTACCTGCATGATAAGGCTGTTTGGAAATGGAACAAGTTCTTATACAACCTTGGTATTGCACCTGACAAAGATGGGCAATCCCGTGTAAACACTGACATGCTTAATGGACTGCCTTGCAAGATTTCAGTTAAACCAAACACAAACAAATCCACTGGTAAAACTTACAACGACGTTGACGACGTATTTGCTACTGACGACACACTCGCCAGAGCACGTGCAAAGAAGACATCAAATTTCTAATTTTACAGTCCTCGGTATAGATCCAGGGAACACCACAGGGTGGGGGCTTGTTGAGGTTCCACATACAGTTTTATTCGCTGGACAAATAAATTCACGTCAGGCGTTAGTGGATTTAATCAACAGATACCTACCAACCACAGTGGTTATCGAAGCCTTTCGGCTTTATCCCTGGAAAGCACAAGCACAGTCGTTTTCTAGTATGATCCCAGCAGAATTAATTGGAGTAGCAAAGGCCACGTGCGATGCGCTCAACATTTCATTAATTGAGCAGCCAGCTAGTGCGCGGAACATAATTACTAAGCGCGTCCTTGTAGCAACAGGCGGGTGGAAGGTTACAACAAACCTTCCACACGCTAGGGACGCGGTACGGCACGCGCTCTACTACTGCCGAAAGGTTTATCCAGAGGCATTCTTGGAGCTGCTTGCATGACACGCGTACTGTGGTTATCAAGGCACAAGCCGCTGCTTTCACAAGTCAAGGAACTGCGAAAGCTATTTGGCCGAACAAAGATTATTCAGAAGTCAGTCACGATAGATTCAGGGCAGGACTTGCTGAGACTTATGCTGGAAAACAACTGCACTGAAGCCGTTGTAATTTTACCAGTGACACTTTTACAAAGCGCAATAGAGTGCGGTGTTAGGCCATTGATCGCGGTGCTTGACCGTAACAATGGGCAGCACAGACACTTTAAAAGATTAACACACATTAATGTGACGTTGGAGGATATGCAAGGATGAGTGAATATTTAGTTGGTTCTACAATAACGGATTTGTTTGTGGTTAGGGATGCCAGTATAAATACTGCGAGCAATGGCAGCCCTTACTTACAACTAAAATTGTTCAACGGGAGTACGGAAATTCCCGCTAAAAAGTGGAATTACAATGGACAAATCCCTGCTGCAAACACAGTAATTCAAGTGACGGCTCAGGTTAGATTATTTAGGGACCAAATACAATTCAATATCAGTGAGTGGGATTTGCCAAAGCCAGGTGAGTACGATCCCAGCAAGTTCATACCTGTGTGTCCTATAGACAAAGACACTTTAGTGGAAGAGTTCCTTGATTTAAAGTTTTTAGTTAGTGACACATACTTTAATGATATATTGAATGCTTTTATTATAGACCATTTATTTGTAGAGTTCACTGTAGCGCCAGGAGCACAGGGAATACATCACGCATACCTACATGGTCTGCTAGAGCATAGTGTGGGCACAACGCAAAAAGCTTTATATATGGCTGAGTACGCAACAAACAGAGATTTACTTATTACTGGTGGACTCCTCCACGACATTGGAAAGATATATGAGTACGACTGGTCGGGTTGTACCATCACCAGAACACCTGCTGGAAAATTAATGGGGCATATACTTATGGGGATGATGATGCTTGATCGTTTAGTAATAGAACATGGGGTGTCTAAAGACCCTGAAAAGTACATGCTCCTTTCCCACTTAATAGCGTCACATCATGGGCGGTTGGAGTGGGGATCACCAGTTGAACCACAGACTAGGGAAGCTGTTATACTTCATACCGCTGATATGCTGGATTTCCAGTTCAATGCTATTGATAAGGCATATGCTGAAACACCAGCCAGCAACGAGTTCACAGTCGGAGCGTTGGGAATTGGACGCCAATTTTATAAAGGAGGAAATTAAATTATGAATTTACCAGATTTAGAATTTGATTATGATGATGATAGACCATTCAAAAGCGCAACATTCAATTCAAGCGCGGGTGGGTCTGTTAGAATTATAGATAAGATAAAAGGTGGATACGGTAATAAGAGTGGTGTATCTATTATCTTTGATGATGGTGCAGGGATATGTCATAAATCAATCGCCAGGGACTTTGACAAGCCACACTTCCGTGCATTTATAGACCTTTGCGAGAAGGCCTACAAACAGTTGCCTTAAGATGTACGTTACACTAGCCACCGGAAAAATAGTCCGGCCACATGGTGCCGACTGTAGTAAGTGCGGATTAGCCGACTTCACTTGTGTTCGTGGTAGGGGGCCAGATAACCCGAAGCTGGTAATTGTCGGTGAGTGTCCTGGCGAAAACGAAATAAAGCGAGGGGTGCCATTCGTTGGGCGTGCTGGTAAGCTGCTTGACAAAGCGTTGGAAGAAGCTGGACTAACAAGGGATGAGTGCTACATAACGAATACGTGCTTGTGCATGACAGTGCCAACACGTACCCCAAAAGCCAAGGAAGTAGCGTGCTGTGTAAACAGGTTATATGAAGAAGTCAAATCAAAAAGACCACGTGTTGTTCTGGCGCTTGGGAAGATTGCGTACAAAGCACTTCTGAATATCAACAATGCAATGGCAGACGCACGTGGTACGGTTCATTACAAGGACCAGCTCGGCGCATACGTGGTTACGACTTACCATCCTGCTGCCATACTACGAAACCCAAGGCTTTACCGTGACATGGTGAATGATTTCATTCGTGCAAAGGAAGTGCTTGATTGGCCTGTCGGTGGAAGAACTTCAATAGAAATAAAACATCGTGTGCTGAACGACGAAGACGAGGTGATAGAGTTCCTAACACAAACAGAGAGGAACCAGGACGTTTCATACGATGTGGAAACTGCAAGCGATGGCAGCCTACTGTGCATAGGCTTATCAGTAAGTCCATGTGAAGCAGTAGTGCTGTCGCAGCGTGCAGTAGATACTGTTAACCACACGTTGTTGAATGATTGGTTAGCTAACAAGACTTGTATAGCGCACAACGGCAAGTTCGATATGCGTGTAATGTGGAAGAATGGATTCCCTGATGTACGCACTGGCGCAGATACCATGCTCCAGGCGTATGTTATGGATGGATCAGTTGGTGGTCATGGATTGGAGCACTTGGTGCGTGAAGTCCTTGATTACCATGAACCTTGGAAATTAGTCATGCGCCCTTACAAGAAGAAGGGATTTGAGCACGCACCCGCTGATGTGTTGTATGACTACAACGCAAAGGACGCGGCACTTACTCTGCTGTTAGCACGTAACCAGGAAGAACGCCTATCAGATGATGATAAACATGTACTTACCACATTAATGTACCCTGTAGCTGACGTACTGGCTGAAATGGAACATCTTGGCGTGATGGTTGATGAGGATTACCTGAACCAACTAGATGTTGGATTGCGTGATGAATTAATTGGAATTGTGCAAGAAATGTATGATTTGGTAGGGAAGGTTTTCAATCCAAACTCATGGCAGCAGTTGCAGAAGGTTCTGTATGATGATCTTAAATTACCAGTACCTGGATGGCTTGGGATGAGGACCAATGAAGATGCGTTGGAATCAATACTGCAAACTGTGGATCACCCATTCCCAAAACTGTTATTGCGGTACCGCAACAGGAAGAAGTTCCACGGCACGTATGTTCGTGGTCTGATGAACGCTGCAGATAGCAACTGGCGAGTGCATACCACATTCAACCAGCACGTTACCGTGACAGGTAGGTTATCATCATCAAACCCTGTGAATCTGCAGAACATCCCGCGTGGTAAAGAGGCCAGAAATATTTTTATAGCTACCCCTGGATATGAACTTGTTGAAGTTGATTTAAGCCAAGCTGAGATTCGTGGCTGGTGTTGGTACTCCAGGGATGAAGTATTAAGAGGTGCAATAACATCTGGATTAGACACACACACAGCTACTGCGTGTTTGATGTATGACCTCAAGCCGGAAGCAGTGACTAAAGAACTGCGTACTGATGCAAAGAGGTTGGCCTTCGCTACCCTTTATCAGATGCAAGCAGAAAGCTTGGCACTGGAATTAAACACTACAGTAGTACATGCAGTAGAATTGCAAGATAAATTCTTTGGTGCGTACTCACGTGGTCGTGAATGGATTAATGAAGTGCAGCAGCAGGTACTGCGTGATGGTTATTTCGTTACACCGTTTTGCCGCACGCTGCGCTTCCCTATTGCTGGAGACAAATCAAGTCTCATGCGTGATGCGGCTAATTGGCCTGTCCAATCATTAGCTTCAGATATAACTCTTACTGGTTTGTTGCGAATCCATGATCGTATTAAAGTTGGTGAACTTGGAGATACGAGAATGTTATTAACGGTGCATGATTCGATATTAGTAGAAACTAAAGAGGATACTGGTGAGATTGCTTTAGCATGTCGAAATGAAATGGAACGAGATGTACTTGATGGTTATGTGCCTTTTAAAGCAGACGCAAAATATGGTAAGAGCTGGGGCGAAATGACTGACTGTTAGATGTTGATGGTGTACCATATTTAGATAGTAACTCAGTATGCAAGAGTGTGCCACTTGTACTTAGAAATCCTATATATGATAACGTGCCCGCAGGAAAAATAAACTCATTTACGATTAGCGAATCAAAAATAAAAACAAAAGGAGAATATTATGGATAATGTAAATGGTCTGAGAACAGCGGTAAGAAGTTTTTATGATGCACAAAAAATGAGGATAATGGTTGGCAATAGATTAGTAGCCAACTTGTATAGCACAATGGGGCAGAAGCCAGGGACAAAGTTAGATGAGTCACTCACCACTGAAGGGAAGGAGCTATTAAGAAGTATTACTGTGGAGTATGCACAGATTACTGGTGCAGTAGCCAATCCCACAGCGCGCAATCTTGCCAGATATTTCCGCACGCATGAAGGTGTTATTACTAGGCCATTTGAGTATGAGTTAACACATATGTATCACAGCTTGCTTGATGCAGAACATGAATTGAGTAAGACAATAGCTTTTGAAGTTGAGCAGTTTGATATATGGGAAGATTTCTTGAAGGGCGTGCGCGGGTGTGGCCCATTAATGGCTGCAGTGATCATATCAGAGTTTGATCCTTATAAAGCCAGATACGCTTCTAGTTTCCACAAGTACGCTGGCCTTGATGTTGCACCTGATGGCCGCGGACGTGGGAAGTACAAGGACCACTTGGTGAAGGTGCAATACACAAACAAGAAGGGTGTCACGGATGAAAAGTCCTCCATAACATTTAACCCATTCTTGAAGACCAAACTGTTAGGTGTTTTAGGACCATCGTTCTTGAAGACTGGTAGTGATTATGCTAAAACATACTACGACTACAAGCATAGGTTGGAGAATCACGCAGTCTACAAGGACACTACACCTATCCACAGGCACAAGATGGCCCTGCGATACATGGTGAAGTTATTCTTGATTGATCTCTATGTGGCGTGGCGCACGCTGAAAGGTCTGGAAGTTGCACCGTCGTATGCTGAGGCAAAACTTGGAATCATACACGGTGGTATTGAAGCAGCTTAATGCCACATTATATTAAAAAAGACACCCATATTAGCTGAATGCACCAGAGTTACCGATAAACCCATTGCTGATTAGTGAGCCTTTATGTAAAATGTACACAGCTACATCAAGCTAACCATTGTGAAATAGAAAACCTTTCGTTGAAAGTGCGTCGTCTTCTACAATTAGAAAACCAAATGGAATTAACGAATCTAAGATTGGAAGAAGACCAAAGGATTTTAGTTAAGAAATTCCCTGGACATACATATTCTGCTATGTTACGATATGTGTGTTTGGGGAATTTTGTATTTCAGGAGGCTACACAGTTGGATAAATTATACATTATAGGTTTAGTTGCTGGTGGATTGTATGCACAGACGTACCTTACGCGTGAAAAATGGCTGGAGTACAACAAAAGCCAGAAGATAACAGCGGCTGCAGTACTGTTTGTCATATTAGCAGCAACCATAACGGCGCATATAATGCTATCTTAGATGTAACGTCACAGGTCAAATCCAGTTGCGTTGCGCTATTTTCGGCATGGTATCACACCAACCACTATAAAATCTCTTGATATTTGCGAACCTCGAAAGCGTTTTTTAGAAGGTTACTTCAATTTTCTTTTCACGACCACCTAATAGCAGCCTTGGCACAGTTTTACACGAATGTGGGTATCCCTTCGCCGCGGCGTATCCTCCACGGAACATAAAAGCGTTTGTGTTTATAAAATTCTGTTCCACTTCAATTAGATTATTATTGTAAATGTCGGGTATAAAGAATGGGCGCTTGTGAACAAGCGGAGTGTGGGTGTGGCTGATGAAGTAAATATTAGCCAGTACGATATTGCCAAGACTTTCCAGCGTATTCATCTTGCTGCCTGTCGTGCGCGCTGAACTCCAGCCATGTGTAGCATAAACCGTGTAAGCTATGCGCTTACCATTTGAACCCTTACCGAGAGTTATCTTCAAGTACGCTTCATCACCTGAGTAATGGCACCCCAACTTATCAGCTAATATTGCAGATAAATTCAAGCCCACCTCTTTATAAATTCGCCGTTCATGGTTGCCATCATTAGCCGTGAGTATGCGGTCTTTAATTGGCAGCAGTAATTTAGTGGCTACATCTAATTGTTTTTGTGGTGTAAGCGTCTCGCCGTAGACATCACTAACAGAATTTTTAATAGCGGTGTTCAGTAAATCACCATTCAAAATTACGTAGCAGTTTGGCGTACTTTCGATCCACCTTCGGTATGTTAAAAAATATTTAGTATCAAACAGTGGATCACCAATATGTAAATCACTAATTCCTACCAAGTAAATATATTCCAATTCCTCAGATAATTCAACGTGATGTATCTTCAACGTCTCGTCTCCTTAATTTTCGGAAATAAAATAAAGCCCTGATGTACCAGGGCTTTTTACTTATTCTGTGATATTCTTTTATTAGTGCGAGTTTCTCCCAGTTCGTGGGCGTTCCATAGCAATCACCCCGTTAAACTCAGTCCTAGATATGAAGCAATACCGCTTGCTATTGCCCATGCAGCCCTGTTCTGGAAGTCGGCTGTCTTTAGCAATGCTTCCTCTTGTGGGTTGCTAATAAATGCCACTTCCACAAGTGATGCCACAGCGTTGGTATTACGCAGAACGTACAGATCGGTTCTGCGCTTCACACCGCGGTTGGTTAGTGCGACAGAAGAAAATAATCGGTTTTGGATTCCTTCTGATAAACGCTTTCCAGCAGCGCTGTAGTACAGTGTTTCCGTGCCGTGTGCAGAAGGATTGCTGAATGCGTTGCAATGAATTGAAATAAAGCATGTTGCACCAGCTTTGTTACTAACAATACAGCGCGCACGCAAATCCTGTGACGTAGTTAACCCCTGTGATGTTGTGCTTCTACGTGTGAGTACTACGTTGCATACAGGTTTTAGGTACCCTTCCACACGTTTTGCAATTTGTACAGCAATGTCAGCCTCTTTGGTCTTAGTTGGTCCCACAGCGCCGGACTCGCAACCAGCATGTCCTGGATCAAGAACTACAATCATTTGGAGGGTCCTCCTCTTTGCAGAATAAATCATCACACATTTCACATAAAAACGCGTACAGTGGATTTGTACTCTGGTTCGAGTAGCAGTGGACACCTTTGTAATCTTGAATAGGCATACCACAGCTATAGCATATGATCATTGGCGCGGCCTGTACCTCAATATGTCCAAGGTGTACGAACCGCATATCAGGCATCAATGTCACCCTCTTTTTTCTCGAATAATGCCTTGCGCTGCGCAAGTGCTTTTCTTATAAACTCAGGAATCCACACATTCATTTTGTCTAAATTTTCAATAATGCTAACTAATTCATTAATTGTGTAGCCCATTATAGCCATACTGCGAAGGTAGTCTTGTCCAAGTTCTTGATCAAAGTAGTAGCAGATACCTACTGGAATGAAGAAACAAACCTTCTTAACAATACCCCGCATACCAATCTCGCTGCTGAGTTGTTTGGTGTACCATGCTGCAGCAACTCCTGTGATGTAATCAACAACAATAAAGAGTAGCAGTGATTGTAAAGCTTTGTCCCACCCACCTAGATAGCCAATTAGTGCACCACCAGCAGTTGCAAATGCAACTTTAAAGCATGATAAGTTATCGAAGTTCAATTTGGTGAGTCCCTCCTTTGTAGTTTATTTAAAGCATTTCAGCTTTTTCTAAGAAGCGCATATCAGTCACATTATCTACAAAACATTTGCTGATTGTAATACGCGTTTCATAGCACTCATACGTTCCGGTGAAGCATTAAGCTCAGTAGAGTAAAGGTCTAAGAATTTCTTGAGATTGCCTTCTTTTAACAGTGCCCACGCACCACCCTCAGCTAATGATTCTATTGGGCCCCCAGCAAGTGCATAGGGTATGCCCCCGCCTTCCCAACTACCTCGTTCCCACGACTTCGGGTATGATAATTGTGGTCTATTCTCCCACAACGTGTGGTCGATGCCACTACCAATTCCGTTACGATAATACTCGCGTATATCTTCATACGACGGGAATCTTTTTAATATTTCCACGTGTGTTGGGTGATAGTCAGGATAACCAGAGTTATTATGTATAGGCCATCTTTCCACACCGTAGAGATAGTCCAATATATCATAGTACGCTTGAGGATTATTGTTGGCGATTGTGTGCATTAATTCATGTGCTATGATGCGGGGGGAATCATTCTTATAAGCAAATGTGTTAGGATGCACTAATGTTACGGAGTTATTCGACCAATTAGCATAGGCATTTGTACCAGGATGTAATGACGCATATGGATCACTAGCTTGTGTGACTAACCTAATTTCGTTAGGGGTACTGACCGCTTCTTTAGGCAGCGCATTTAGTATATTAACAACGTACTTAGAATTTTTGCGCAATGATGGATTATAAAATTCACTTGTAGGGAGTTCAATTTTAGTCCGGAAACCGCCAGATAAATAGTTATCTAAATCTTTATTTAAACTATTGAAAGTAGTCTCATTCTGTTTAGTGCGCTGTTTCATAGCATTATAAACACGATCAATATCATCTAATGTTATGGAACTTAACTTTCTCCTTGCTAAACTAGCGAAACTATTCCCGTTTTCACTAGACACCTTGCCTATGCTATCAATCAACTTCCTCACGTCACCCATTTCTCGTTTGGTCAAAAGCCCCGCAACAAGAGGAAGGCCGACACCCGTGATTGTGTCGGCATTCTCACTTAACTTTCTTTTAATTGCTTCCCAATCAGCCAAGGTTAGTACCCCCTCTGTTCTATCTCTCTAACAGTTGGTATGGTCGTACCCTGCACGTCTCTGGCGTAACGCATTTTCTCCTGCAGTTGGCGGCGTCTGTTAATAGCCTCAAGCAGTAATTGTCTGCGCGGGTCCGACCTGTAGAAGAATGATCCAACCACAGGTACTTGCCGTAGTGTGGGCGGCACTTTACTCCCAGTAGCTACATCTGGTGCGCTGGACGTGTTGAACAGTGTATCAGCCACACTTCTACCAAGTGATGCGTCTCCACCTGTAGCGCCAGATGTTTGCCCAGCTAGACGTGTGAGCAGTTCTGCAATCTCACGCCCAGCTCCACCAGTTTGCTGGATTGCGTAGTCAGCGGTAGCTGGTAATTGGTAAGGTTCTCCAGATTTCTGGCCAGGAATAAATGGTAAATAATACCTACCACGTGCGCCAGGATATGATTCTATTTCTTTGCCGCCAATAGTTTTATTCATTACCAACTCGAAGGGAGTCTTAACTAGTGGTGATACCATACCCAATAAATCCGTTGGATTAGTGAGCATCCCCAACTGTGTAGCTGGCAAATCAAGACGCAGGTATTTTTCATAGCCTTCGTCGTCCGTGCCAATAGGTATAGCCAAATCTTCCTTAAGCCAATCCGGTGTGTCGTCTATACCAGATGCTTGTTGCGCCTCATCAAGCGCGTGTTTAATTCGTGTGTACTTGGCTGGATTCTTAAACAGCGTCTCCAATTGTAATGGAATATTCTTCCTAGTAAATGTATAAAAGGGTATGAATGTTCGTATAGCTTTCTCAAACGGCGTGATGTCTCCATAATCAAACAAGTATTTTCGCACGCTCTCAGCAGCATCCATTGGGCTAAGTCCCTGTGCCCTCTTACCAATGTAGTGGGCCAGCTTGCTCCAAGTCTCAATAGCATTACCTGTGGAACGCCCAAACTTGAATGGATGTCTTATTGGTGTGCCTTTAGCCGCAGCTTTTAATAATCCACTTGGTTTATCCATACCTTCCATGATGTCTTCCATCATTTCAACCATGCCTGACTTTGACTCACCACGGAAGAATCCAAACCCCACAAGTCCGTGTCTAACGAAGTCATCATACAACTCCTGCCCATTAAGCATGGTGTTGCCTATCTTAAATGGTGCGTCTGAGCCTTCCATAATTCGTAGTGCCGATGCGTAGTAAGCTGGATTGGTAATACCTGCCAGATAATTATTGAAGAAGTTACCTGACAAATTCCGCATGTGGAACGAAGGAACCACAGAGGTTACTATTGATTTCCACATGTTCTGCACTTTATTAAACCCATCCATAAACTCACGTGCGCCACCTGTGGTTACGTAGATGTCCATTGCACGTTCAATTGACCGCGCTATATCAGGGTGAACAACTTTATCGTTTGGGAAATACGCTGACTGAATACCTCGCCATTGTGTTAAGCGTTTTGCCTGTTCAGCATCTCCCGCATCTCTAGCAGCTCTTAACAATTTTGCGTGCTCGGCAGCATCCATAACGACCTGTGTATCCTGCTTGCTCAAAGTTTTAAACATATCTCTAAGCAGCCTAACCTTTACACCCTCCATTTCACGTACACCAGCAATTACTGCGATGTCCTTGATTGGGTGAAGCCCCATTTTCTCAGCTTCTTCTAACGTAGGAATCATACGGCGATACTGGAATCCGCCCTTTGGTGAAAGTCCCGCTCTCTTTGCAGCTTGTGCAATACTCCACTCAGTCATAACCGAGCGAATTTTTTCTTGGGGATCATCGTAAATATGATAAATGTAATTCGGTACAGGATCGAACTTGACCCCAGCACTCAGGTCTGCCATTCCACTGGTCATTAACTGGTCCTTTGCAAGTTGCGCTGCTTTGTTAATATCTGTCATGGAAGCGCCAGAAGCGAGTGCACGCTGCATAATGTCTTGCTGCCCTTTAATATCAACTACACTTGCTGACTGCGCCATATCAATCATCGCGCGGCGGTTAGAGTACTTGGTGAGTTTATTGTGCATCTTCTGATCGATCATACCAGCCAAATCTTGTGGGTCCATTGTAGGTACTTTCTTGGCTAGTTTATATTCGCCCTTACGTTTCAAGTTGCGCACTATATCTTTCACAGCTTTGTCGTTGTAGATGCTACTGGACATACTGCTGTGAATTTTATCAAAATCAGCGCCGAAAGATTGTCGTACTGAAGCCTCCAAATCTTCAGGCTTTAACTTGGCTAAACGCCGTGCGGTTTGTATTGGCGCTTCAATGCTGTACGGCACAACCTCTCTTGCAGCTTTCGGCACATCCTTGAACATTTCATTAATCTTCATTCCAGCAGCCATCTGCTCGCCATAAATAGCGCGGAATGTGGCATGCGCCGATTCGGACATTTCTCTTACTGCGTCACGTTGTGCTGCATTTTCTGCTGCGCCATAACTCGCATATGAATTATCAAGTAAAGGACCAATTTTATCTATGAGTTTTTTACCGCCAGAAATTACACCAAGGTGTTTATCCAGTGCGCCAAGCCCCTCACGGACGATGGTACTTCCTGCCACACGTCCCATTGTTTTAGCTATACCCTTAACAACGGGCGCGCCCACATAGGTTAGTGGGTCCATAGCTACGTCTATGCCAAACCCAACTACTGCCCTGGAGAATGGGTTTTTTATATCAGTCGGTTTAATAAAGTCACTACCATACACATGTTCTTTACCAGACAGCCCCTCAAGTAGACCAGTCATAAAATCATTCTCATTGTCAAGTGAATCTTGTATTGCATTAGCAACTGCATTTCGAGGGCGGTCAAGTATATCCATTGCTTTAAGCAGTAGGTTGGTGCGCTTTTCAGGCGCTGGTATCTCAACACCTGCAGCATTTAAGCGCAACTCGCTGTTAGCGATCTCTTTATTTACTTGATCAAGATAATCTTCATCTTCATCAGTACTGCTATCCTTGTATAATGCGTCCATACCCATTGCTTTAAGTCTTCTATTAAGTGATTCAATGCTCATTACTTCACCTTCTTAATTTTGAAACCATTAATATGTAGCATTTCACCTAACTTATTCTTAAATTTCCAAGTATCAGCACTATTGGCTATCTCGTATGGTTCAATATTAGGATGTGGTACAGCAAATAATTCTTTAATTAGTGCTTGGAATTGTTTAACGTCATTATACTTAGGATTTATTTCTTTCATCTTGGCATGTAATTTCTTAAGTGTGACTGGTTTATCCGTTACACCGCCAGTCAATACATCATAGATTGGTTTTACTTTCTTGTATGCTATGTCCTGTGTTTTCTTAATAGCTTTCTGTGGCATCCCATTAAGCTTTTTGGCGTTAACAGTTGGTGCTTCAGCCGCCACAGGTTTTGCTGCAGTAACTTTCTTTGGTTTGGGAAGTAACTCCGCAAGTTTTGTCTCCGCTGCAGGAGCAGCTTTTTGAACGCCGCGCACCTGTGGAACTGACGCCGATTTTAATATGTCGGAAATATTACCAACTTTCGGAGTTGGTACCAGCAAATCTTTTATAGCTTGTTGTTCCCCACCAATAGGTACGCCCTCACTGAGTGTAGTACCTACACGTTTTGGTGTGTCAGCCACATAGTGCATTAGCTCATTTAACACGTTGGTACGTGCTAACGGTGCGTTGGCTATTTTTATGTTGTTACCTGCAGTGAAAAGATTCTCTATGTCCTGCACGTGACCTGGTAAAGTCTTGTTCACATACTCGCTCAATTTGTTGTAATCATAGCCGTGTTTTTCAGCTATTGCACGTACGTAATCATCAAACTTATTTGTTGGGCGTCCAGCCGCGTTCCACAGTGTTGCTGCTTCATCACGCACTTCATCCATCATGCTGTTAAACAAGTCATGTGCGGCATTCATTTTCAAGTGCGCTATCTTGGTAATATCCTCTGTAGGCACTACTGCTGGTAGTAATTCAGGAGGTGTGGCTTCTTGCGACACCTGTGGGGGTCTAACAGATTCTGCTGATTGCTCAAGCGCCTGTGCAGGTATAACATCACCTTCAGGATTTACAATAGTTGGTAACTCACTGGCACGTGATGATGGAGAAAATCTGTATTCACCTACATTCTTACGCTCTTTAACAGCCTGGTTCATTAGATCGCTGTATTTGCCAAACAGTTCATCACGCAATGCCTGTGCACTGCTTACCTTTTCAGCAGCAGCGTCTGACAGTTTCTGCCCAATACCAGCCGCGTATTCCTGTGGCGCATTACGTCTGGAAAAGTTTTGCATTGATTGTAGAATGTCCTCTGCAGTAGGCCCTGCAGTGACAGATTCTTGTGAAGCAATGGCTTCTTTACCCCTTTTAAGTGCATTTGGAATTAACTTATCGAGTCCAACACGGCGCGCAATAGCGCCAAGTGCAGGGGCTACAGCTTCGCCAGCTCCACCGAGTGCAGCTATTGGTATCCCTACTGATAAAGCATCACCGACAGTACCACCTTCAAGCATTTCTTTGGTACTATGAGCACCACCAAGTGCGCCACCTACACGCGCCATACGTGATAACAACTTACCAGTACCTGCCAGTTTGCCCCAAGGCAACAGGAGACCAGCAATACCGCCGAGTGTACCACCCGCTATGTTGGAAAGTGTAGCTGTTTCAGGCACTGCTTTTGGCGGAGCACTAAGTAGTCCTGCTGATGCAAAATCTTTTGCTGTTTGCAACGTGTCGTAAACAGTACCTCCTAGAGTTGTGTCTGGTGCATTTGACAAATCATAGTACTTACGCAAATCACGTGGTATATCCTGGTATTTGAAGTCTTTTGCATTTTCGACAGCGTAGCGAAGTGCCATACCACGTTCACGGTCGGATATACTACCTTTTGACTGACCACTATTGACTTTATCGTAAGCAGCCTTACGTGCTGAAATAGCCTGATCGCTTGAAAACCAGGGTAGCCGTTTAGTAATATAATTTACTGGGCCGTTTATAGGATTTAACTGTGTGAGTATATCAGCTATGTCCTGTAAATCGGTGAACTTACGTTTGTTAGCCATTACTGATCACCACCCTACTGACGGTATGCGTCGAAGTTTAAGCTACTGTTTGATGAATTATTATATAAAGGAAACTTCTTACTTAAAAAATCACTTAGAATGCCACTGCTGTTCTTATTACTCGCTGTTGAAGCTTTCTCATAAGGATAAAGTTCATTCATTTGTTGTGCTAATGCAGCTTTCATCTGTTTCTTCTGTGCGTCGGAGTAGTACGGCGTGTTGTCTATGATAGCATTTTGTTGTGCTATCATTTTCCATGCCTGATTTCTTTCGTAATTAGCTGTGGTATTTATTTCCACACCTTGGTCGTTTAAATTAGCGTCACCGATACCACCTAAATTACTTAAGAATGTTCTCATATCCTGGGTGTACGCTAGGTCAACGTCGCTTGGACCAGTAGTTGTTGTTGATTGATTTGATCTATTTAAACTATTAATTTGTGCACGAGTTAAAAGTGCGTCCAAAGTATCCTGGCCATTATACTTTCCAGTCAGGGATGCATCTGCTATTGCATTTTCACGTGATAGTTGAAGCGCATCAGCAATGGCTTGTCTAGTAGCTGATTCTCCTTCTATAGTCTTGTTGTATTGATCAAGAGCATTTTGTGCAATCGTGGCTTCTAAATTGCCCTCGTTGGTTAAACCTGTTGCCAGCAAGTCCTGGTCGTAACCAGCGAACTCTGCGGCCAATGCCTCCAAATCAGCTAGTGAAGACGCTGCTAAATTCTCAAACTGCGGCGCGTAGGTATCGGCAACTTTCCTTTGCTCATAAGAAACCAATCCACCACCATTAGGGTCACGATGAAGTGCTGATTTAGTCATTCTATTCCAATCAGCTTTCTTATTAGCCTCAAGACTAAGCCGTGCTTGGCGTGTAGCTTCATTCATAGTAGCAGTCCTTGCCTTTAACCGTGCGTCCAACGCAGCCTGTTTTGCAGCTTGTATCTCAGCAAGTTTAGCACGTTGCGGATCAGCCATCTTAGACACTGCATTATACTGAGTTGAGTATGCGTCCGTTGCAGGAGTGGGATTGGCCGCTTGTCCAGCGAAGAATGACTGCATCTGTTCCGGTGACATGTACGCTGTACCAGTCGTATTGGTGTATGCATCTTTGTTAAGAACCATTGGTGCAAAACCCTTTTTACCTAGTGAGATATTCCTAGTTGTAGGGTCCCAATTCACATCGTAGCCATACTTATTAGCAAAACTTCTAACTGCAATAGGGTCGTTGCTTGCCATATTACAGCACCTCCATAATTTCCAGCTCGCCCTGGTCGTAAGTTGTTTGTGTGTTAGTTGTGCTATAGTAGACGAGTACCTCAATTAAATATTTACCAGCAACCGTAGTATCTGCAGCCACCAGCGTGTAGTGACACGTTCCATTTGGTGCGGAATCCACAGTGCATGTTTTAGACAAACGCGTGGCCGTATTCCCACCAGAGATCACCACAGTAACTGTAGCGCCATCAAGGTCAACAACCGCATTGTCCTGGTTTTTAATAACAAAACGCAGGACTACTCCTGCGTCATTCTTCTTTATTCTCTTTATAGCCATTAGATGTTGCTCACTTCCTTAAGAGTAAACGTATACTCCTTAGCTGTTCTCTGCACGCTTGTATATTCTTTTGCTATATGCAGTGTTTCCGTATATTCTTTAGCGATATGCAGCGTGAACTTTACTGCTGGTAGTGCTCCTAGTACTCTAGGCTCTACCATGCTGGCACTTGCATTACCAGCTACAGCTTCAACCGTGATGTCCAAATCACCGACATTCGTGGGCATACCTGCTGCCGCTGTTGCCGCCGCTACTGCGGCAAAAATAACATTATGTGGAATTGCAGGAGTGAGCATTTCAGCCGCTGCTGCCGCTGGTGCGTCTACCATAACAACGTAATCATAAAGTATTTCCGGTACAGGCATGTCAGCCGATGCTGTAGGCGCAGTCGTTACTATAATTATCGTCGGTCCAATACTTACTATTGGCGTTGGCATTTCAGCTAATGCTGCCATTGCCGCGGCAAAAACAACATTGCTTGGAAGTACTGGGATAGGCATTGCCGCC